TTAGATAACAAACTGAAACCCCTTCAAAGCTTGTGGCTCATATGTGACAAGTTGGTAAAGTTTGTACGTGATTCCGAACTTTTTGTTCAAGAAATACACACTGTTAATCTCAACGATAGCAGTTCCCGAATTTCTTGAATAGAGACCGTTAACACATTCATGTTGTAACGTATTACGTTGTTCATCGTATACATGAGGCTTAACCTTTCCATCAATAGTTGTATCGACTTTCATCCTAAATTTGGGTTCTCGATCGGGTGATTCTTTGATGTTTGAAAAAAACATAGTTTTTAATTCCTCGACCGGTACCTTTCGTTTAAAAATGGTTTCACTTTGTTCATGAACGGCGTTTATGATTGCATCTTCCATGCTACGAATTGTTTCATGGAATTTTTTGACGTAATTACCTTCTTCATCGTATCCCTTCATAGCGAAGTCGAGACTCCACTTCGTGGGGCCAACTTCTGGTGTAAATCCAGAAATACCAAACGGCATATACATTCGCGGGCACTGAATGCGCAATGGCTTACCCTCTTTGGTACACAAAGAGATTTTACGACCATCATACGCGGGAATATGAATTTCATCGAGTAAATGAATAAATTTAGACATGCCTTTTGTAAATTATAGTTATGAAACTTTAAGCACCGTTATATTTAGGCTGAGCATGCCACACAGTCAGCCTCGAGACTATATTGAATTGGTCTCGCCTTGGCTTTACTTCTCAAATAATACATACCCGTCTTGAGACCCGCCTTCCATGCATACATATGCATCGATGATAACTTTGATAATGTCGGACTTTCGACAAATAGATTCATACTTTGACTTTGGTCGACAAACACACCTCGGTCCGCAGCCATATCGATGATAGTTTTTTGGCTGATTTCCCAAACGGTCTTGTAGAGTTCCTTGAGATCGGGTGGAATATCGATGATGTTCTGCACCGAGCCATTAGCCTTGACCATGAGGTCCTTCATTTCCTTTGACCACATGCCAATCTTCTTCAAATCATCAACAAGATGCTTATTGACAACCACAAATTCACCCGCGAGTGTTCGGCGCAAGTATATGTTTTGTGTATACGGCTCGAAACATTCATTGTTTCCAAGGATTTGAGACGTACTGGCCGTAGGCATGGGTGCTAACAAGAGACTGTTACGTGTACCCAATTTCACGCGTGCACGCATGGCGTCCCAATCGTATCGTTCAGACAATTGTGGGTTCTTCCACATATCGAATTGCAAGATTCCTTCACTGAATGGTGAGCCATTAAATGTTTCATACGCACCATACTTATCTGCGAGCTCACAACTCGATTCAAGTGCGGCGTGATACATGGTTTCAAAGATGAGACGATTAATTTCACGTGATTTATCGGAGCCAAATGGTTCTCTTGACATGATGAAAACATCTGCGAGACCTTGTACACCAATACCAATGGGGCGGTGTCGCATATTAGAGCGCTTCGCACTATCCGTTGGATAGAAATTACGGTCAATCACGCGATTGAGATTACGTGTTACGATCTTCGTAATCTTGTGCAATTCATCATAATTAAATTCACCCGTGTGTGGATTTACAAACTTGGGAAGAGCAATCGAGGCGAGATTGCATACCGCGGTTTCATCCTTATCGGACTTTTGGATGATTTCAACACACAAATTGGAAGACTTAATGGTTCCGAGATTTTTTTGGTTTGATTTTTCGTTGCACGCATCCTTGTAAAGCATGTATGGTGTGCCGGTTTCACTTTGTGATTTAATAATAGCTTTCCACACTTCCGCGGCGGGTACGGTTTTGTTCGCGAGACCATCACGCTCATACTTTTCATAAAGTTCGTCAAATTCTTTGCCGTAAACATCAGAAAGACCCTTCGCTTTGTCTGGACAGAACAGAGACCATTGCCCACCTTCTTCGACGCGTCGCATGAAGATATCTGGAATCCATAACGCTGAAAACAAATCCCGGCATCGTGCTTCCTCGTCACCTTGATTGAGTCTGATTTCAAGAAAGTCCATGATATCCGCGTGCCATGGTTCAATGTACACCGCAATGCTCCCCTTTCGACGACCAGCTTGATTCACATAGCGCGCAGTTGAATTGTATACTCGAAGCATCGGAATAATACCATCTGATGTACCATTTGTACCTCTAATATGAGACTTATTTGCCCTGATGTCGTGAATATGGAGACCGATGCCACCTGCCCACTTACTGATTCGTGCACACTCCTTCACTGTGTCATAGATACCGTCAATGCTGTCATCCTTGTTGGATACGAGAAAGCATGAGCTCATCTGTGGGCGATGTGTACCTGCATTGAACAGAGTGGGTGTCGCGTGAATAAACATACCCTTAGACATGGCATCATACGTTTCGATGATAGCCTGGATATCGTCACCATGGATTCCAATCGATACACGCATATACAAATACTGTGGCGTCTCTACGATTTCTCCATCAACCTTCTGGAGATATCCCTTTTCCAATGTTTTGAGACCAAAATAACCAAAGTCATAATCTCTCTCCTGCTTAATGTGTGCATCGAGTGCAGACGACATTTCCAAGACTTCATCTGTGATAATGTTCGCTTGATGAAGTTTGGTCATGGCTCCAGAAAACGTAGAGGGTACACGCTTCTGGATATTACTCGCAACGATACGTGTGGCGAGTACTTCATAATCTGGATCACTCGTGATCATACCGATACAGATCTCAGCCGAAAGCGTGTCTATTTCATACGTCTTGATATTATCGTGCATAGAAGAGAACACTTGTTGGGCGATCATGGCTGCATCAACATTTTCTGATAATCCATGTGTGAGTTTTGAAATCCTGTTGGTGACCTTGTCAAACTTAACGTCTTCAACACGACCTGAACGCTTAATAACCCTCATTTTATATTTATATTACACCCTAATTTTTTAACCCACTTACTTGAAGTCGCGACTTCGCACTGGAACTGGACCAGCAAGTTCGACCCGTCGATTGGGTTGAATCAAATTGGAGTTCACGAAGAATGGACCTTGAGTACCAGCCTTGGACACAGGTGGGTAAGAACCAATAAAGCAGTTGCCTGGTTTACAGACAGGACGCGACTGTTCACACGATGGGGTGCTGTACGCCTCGTCAAAATCCGATACGGATATATTCATTTATAATTACTGATAGTTTTTTTCCAGGCATATATTAAATGTGTGATAATCTTCACCTGAATTCCCTCAAGCAGTGCGAAACTCCACTGAACACACTTTTCTTTTCGCCGTTCAATGTGAATTTAGTTCAGCGTGCGATACGACAAGATTTTAAGAACAGAACGGGCATATCTATTGATTATCAGAATGAAGATGATTTGTTTGCAATCATGCGTGTCGTATTCATCAATAACTCCGGTGATCACCACGCTCGCGTGAATGAACAAGTGAAGATGATGAATACCATGGTGATAAAGACTGCTGTATCCCAAATTCAATCTGGTGTGTCCCAATATATGGGATATGTCCACGATATGGACCGAGGTCTTGAACCAATCGACCGACCAGAAAATACGTCGACGTTTGGCAATAAAATTGGTAAAAATAACAAAATTGGTATTTAAACGTATGTATCGTTAATATTTGTCATACCTGGACCATAATCATCGGACATCTCACCTATGACGTCATCATTACTCCCACCGATGATGACTTCTTCGATCACGTCATCTGGTTTCACAATTTGCTTCTCTGGTGCTGTCGTTACGACAGTTTCAATGGGCTTCGTTGAAATCGTGATTTTATCCTTCCTGGATATCATGTATACGACGGCGATACTCAATACAGCGAGAATCGCGACAGTGTAAATCACGCCACGCTCCTTCATTATATATTAATATCATATAAAGTTTTATGGAGAAATATACATATGTGTCTAAACTATTACAAGACTGAAACTGAGCGAGTCTGTCGTCAGAAAGGATGGGATTCAGCGGCTATCGATACAGTCTGGTTACTTCTTACAGAAGAGATAGGTGAACTCGCGTCGGCAATTCGTCAAGTGAAGAAGACCTATAAGAAGACCAACCTTAAGAAGGAACGCGGTACAGATGTACTCATGGAGATGGGTGATGTGTTTAGTTATTTGTTTCAGATAGCAGGTATGTTAGATGTTGACCTAGATAAGATGTGGGTCGAACATGGTAAAAAAATGAAACATAAGAAATATAATCTGCGATAGTATAAAGATGCCTTTGAGCGACGAAGAATCTATCGATCGGGTAAACCCATTTGTACAGCATGACTTTTTTATGCCTGGTACGTCTAGACAAGTCATTGATTTCCCAAAGCACACAAAGTATGTGGAACAAGTCGAGCCTGAGGAAGTATATCGTAGTCCGATGTGCGACTATGGAGTGATGGTCGCAGGTCGAATTGGTAAGACTGGCGAATGTCGGTTATCTAGAGGACTCTATCCAGGAAGAAACATTCAATATGATGATGATGCACCAAGACACATCAACGAGAATAATAAGGCTGGTAACCCAACGAACCAGAAGATGACTAATAATATTGCGGGTGTAGCGACTCTGCTTCTATTAATTGCAGTACTCTGAATAGCTTTTCTAATCGGAGTTCACTCGTACACGACTTTATGATTTCAGGCATCTGATGTATGCACATATCTTTCACAAACTTCTTTTGCCAAGAACATTTCATGTTAATGACTGGCGGAGAAAACGTTGGATCTAGAATTTTAATCGCATTCATAGTTCTTATGATGCTCCGCGTATTATTGTTTTCACACAATACACTCTCCAATTCAACTAATGCCATCTTACGTCTGGTTTCAGTTGTTTTTTGTACCATAGTATCCAAGAATTGTTCGTATCGAAGTGAATCCGAAATAGATTGTATTTCAGTCCACGTGCCGATCGGTGATGTTTCAAATATGTCTTGTTTGTTTTCATAACCAATTCCGTTCGTGTATTTAACGTAATTTATTTCAATTATTTGTGTATCTTGGTCAACGTCATGTGCCACACGCGCGGATTTTACAAAAGAGGTCATAACACAAAATCACTTTAATTCTCTAAGTAGTTTAAGGCCTAAGTGGTGTCAAGTGGTGTAAGAAATTAAACATGTATCCCTCTATCACAAATAATTCATTTTCCTACCTTGTATCATTAGATGAATTCAGAAATGAAATACCTGAGGATATACGACCTTCGTGGGTTAAACTTACGACAATCACGATGATTTCGAGTTTCAAGAAGGATATAAATATTCAAAAAATACGTCAGATGTTTGAAAAGGTCACACCTATAGCTATACGCAAGGTTGGTTCTAAAATGACAGAGGGTCGAGAATGGGTATTGAAACCAACGACATTTTACAATCAAATCACATTATCATACACAGACCAATACAGTACAAAGTCTATAAAGATATTCCCGAATGGAAGCATACAAGTGGCCGGATGCACGCACCTACCGAATTGCAAACATATAATAAAACAACTCTCTGTGTTGTTTCGTATATGTTTAGGTGATGAGTATGTGGTTCCACACGATACGTTTCGTGTTGTGATGATAAATTCAAACTTCAGTCTCAATTGGAACATAAATCTCATGCGAACGGCGAATCATTTTGAAGACTACTCGGATGTATTCAAAGTATCGTTTGAACCAGATCGATATTCGGCGGTCAAAGTTAAGTTTAAACCAGCCGAGGATATGAAAGAAGTTACGGCGAGTATATTTAGTACGGGTAAAATCATCATAACTGGCGCAGAGACTTTCAAAGAAATTGCATTTGCATACAATGTCATAAATCAGCATATCAATACAGACCCATCCATTCGAGTTTCTAGAGTCGACCCGAGTAAGATGGAGATATTCGACAGGGACACTTTATCAGGGCAGAATATAAGTGATTTTATAAACAAGTTGAAAACGATGAACATAAAATCATGGAAACGTACAATCACGAATAGACAAATTAATTTCTGATGTAATAATAAATGTCGCAGCGACTTGGAATGGCCGATGGCCGTTGTTTCAGCATGAACTCCTCTAACCAGTTGTACAATAACTATCTCATGAAAACGAATGGGATTTCCTACGAGGACAACTACTCTTTCCGCAAACTTCTTCAGTCGAAGGGGCCAGAAATCCTCAAACCCACGCAAGCGTTGCAAGGTACGTCCAAGTGCTCGTCGTGTGACAAGGCTTTGTTGGATGTGTCTGATATCTACTAAATACGCGAAATTAAACCAATTATATAATATATATATTTTCTAGAGAATGTGTCAGTGTACCATATGTCTCAATGATGTAAGGGAGACAAGACTTAATAAGTCGATACGATGTGGGCATCTGTTTCATTCACATTGTCTAGAAAAATGGAAAAATAAAGGTAAGCAAACCTGTCCAGTGTGCAGAAAGGTGTTTGACGGTGCAAACTTTAGAGTTCAGGTCACTATACATAACAACTTTGAAGCTTCATCGAATACAGTCGAAATCGAAAATGAATACATATTTGACGCACTCGATATATTTTTTGATGTCGAAAATCAAACCGATTTATCGAGCCTTTTGTCGGACTTTGGGGTGAGTGTGGCCGACTTTGATCCCTCTGTTTTTAACACAGAATGAGCTACAGTATGTCTTGTAGTTTAATCCTTCGTAATTTCTATTCGCTTTTCTTGGATCTATGATAACTTTACCTTTGGCATCGGTTATGAGTGGACCAGTAGCCCATCCTCTCTTGTGGGCAAATATATTTGCCTTAAAACGCAATATTTTACCTGGTACCAACTTACCGGCATTTCTAACTCTAGATACGGGCACCTTAAAAAACTTAGCAATGGAATCGTATGTATTACCGCTTTTTACCTTATATTCAACTTCATTCACTTGTTTATAGAAGTGAAAATCACCTTGGCGGAAATAGTTGGTGGGGTTACCAGGTGCAATGAACATCATGACTTTGTAATGCCCAACTTTGCATTTTTCGGTAGGTTTCGCTATGTACACACTCTTTGGATTATCGGCGACGACGCGCTGTGGTAATTGCTTACAACTCACATATGAATGATTCATATTGCGCATCCCAGCCCGTTCACCTGGAACGCTTTTGTATGAGCGTAAAGATTCGTAGTCACCAACGGCATATGCATAACAGTTATTGTTATTTATCCCAACTGCACGTCCCCACAGTCTCTGTGTGAATCTCGGTTCAGAACCGCTCAGGGGGAGACGTTTCGTTTTAGTTGTGGTAGTACCCCTTTTCATTAATAATATTTGAGAAAAAAAATATTATTAATAGATAAATGATTCAAGGCCTTGTTAACGCACGTAAGACGCGCGATGCTATCAGCGAACTCCTCACGTTTATTCTCGTGATCCTCATCAGCACGTTTGTGTTGCGATTCTTGTGGAATCGTTCTCTCGTGAAACACGTGACCGTCCTCAAGAAGCTCGACACGTTCCTTGATGCTTTCATGATGTCCCTCGCGCTCGCTGTCGTCCGCGGTATCTAAACTTCGTGATACCCGGTCATACTTTCTCCATTAGGACTAATTAAAGTTGGAAACGACTTGATTCCATTACACTGTTTCTTTTCACAGTCAATGAAATCAAACTTCTTACCATTCTTCTTCATGTAATCCACTTGTTTTGTGGTCCAACCACACCAATTCGTTCCATAGACCGTCCAACGACCCTTACCTGGGCACACACAATTTCCCACGCACCCACACGACTGGCGGCGACCAGTGTTCATTAGGACAATTAAGACGAGTACAATTAATAAAACGAGAGCAATCATTATATAATTATTTTATATATTTTAATTTGAGAGAATCACATAATTGAGCGACCGTTTTTCCCTGTGTATTTATGCCAACCTTCTTGGCCTTTTCTATGAGTTCACTCTTTTTGTACGTATTACATTTCTTTCCATCAACTCTCGTGTATCCCTTTGGTGCGACCGTAACTTTGAGTTCTGGTGATTTTCTTATAACACGACGTTTTGGTGGCTCCGCCTTCTTTTGTGCGTTTCTAGCCAAAATATTCTTCGCCCTTTGAATGCCAGACGCTGACGCAACCTTCTTTGTACCCGGCTTCACGATTGGAACTGGTTTGGTGATGGGTTTCGCCTTTGGTATAAATGCGAGTGGGTCTATCCGCTTTTTAATACTCGATGACTTGTAAGGCGAGAAGTAGACATCAGAAAATATGTTTTCAAAGGTAGGCAGTTCCGCGTGATCCACACCCAATCGCAGTCTGAAATTTTGAATTTTTGGTGATATTAAACCTAAATATTGCACTGGTAGTATCCTTCTTATAAAATTAAGTACACCGGTGGTATTTTCATTTTTGTTTCTGATGCACATCATAAACATCGCATTCAAGAAAAGGTGGGCATCGTACATGGGGTGTGAATTTTGTGATATACCCCATTCTTTATTGAGTCCCCGCGTTTTTGGATTTTTGAAGATACGCGTAGAAGAGAGTCCATAATCTGTGAGCATGAGATTGAGACCCACATCTTCTACGTTAAGAACCATGTTACCGATTTTATACGTTTCTATTTTGAGTGTGGGTGTGTCTACATTTACTAAAACATTCTTTATGTGTAAATCGCTGTGTCTAAAAGATGGATACTTTTTGTGTAGTCTATAGAGATTGTACAATACTTGTGTTATCATGAATCTGTAATGAATAGGTCGCAATGTTTTCTTATTTTTCTTAATGAAATCTTCGAGTGCGCCGCTATTTGCGTATTCACTATACATGATGTGTTTACCTTTACAGCTTTCGAGTGCGTACATTTTCACACCACCAAATCTACTCACGAGTTTACCAATCTTGTACTCCATACCAAGTGGTTCATTTTGGATTTTGATGGCTATGTCTTTTTTACACTGTTTGTCTACACACCCAAAAAACACTTCGCCATATTCGCCTTGTCCGATTTTCTTTGTGCCAACTTTTGTTCGAACCATTCTCTTTAATGAAAAGTTAGGGGGACTATTGTTATTAATCGTGTAAAATATCTTATTTGGATTACAACCTAATTTTTTTATTGCTTCAGTGACTTCCTTGCTTATGGCCTCATGGTCTTTAGGGGTTCTGGCCTTGCCAACCTTGCCCCTGATGACTCTGAGATTTCGCATATGCTGTTCCACTTGCATTTAATATATTCCTAGATTTTATTCATCAACTTCCACTTCTTCTTCGTAATATTCATCTTCGGCGCCTTCGTCTTCGGGTGTCACGGGAACATCAACCCCTTGGAAGGCAAACGAAGGAAGCTTCGTAGATTGTTCAAACAAAGCTTGAGATAAGCGAAGGCTGACACCAAACTTGTTATCGATAAACCAGATTTGGGTAACATTCACGATGCACATGCATCGCTGCCCCTTTTCGATGTTGTCGATGGGGACGGGTTCTTTCTTTGGGTTGTACGCCTCGGCCATAAATTCACCGGTTGGCTTAGTCATAACCTTCAACTTAACAGTATCCGGGTATTCTTCCTTGCCAGGACGAACGAGGGGCTTGTACAAGGCCTCCTTCATAACTTCCGGATTGTATACCTTTCCGAGCCATTCCTTAGAGTTTGCCGCGACCGTTTCGATAATGCGCGCATCAAGCTCCTTGAGCTTTTTGGCGAGTTCAACGGCTTGCTCGTTGTCCGGATCAATGGACAAATCGAGCGAATACGACGTCTTGTTAGTCGTCTCATCGGTGAAGGCACTGAGACCGTAAGGGCTTCGCATAAATGGAAGTTGCAAGTAAAGCTTGCCCTTACCGTCAGCCGTATTAATGTAAACTGTCTTGCCACCATTCTTGTTCTTCTTCATCTTACTGAAGACGACAGAGGACGGTTCGAAATTTTGAGCGAGTTGAATCATGTTAGAGGACGACATCTTTGTATATCCTATAATGGTACACAAACTTTAAGCACGTTATTTTTTTCTACGTTTACTGTAATATATCATCATGGGTTTCTTTAAGGATTGTGGTTGTGGGTGCAATGGTGCCAAGGCTCAACAAAAGTTCATAATTTCTTTCATGTCGGCACTCGTATTCTTCATCATCGCGAACCCCGATACATTCAGGGCGACGCGTTCTATATTTGGCTCTTGGATCTCAAGTCCAACTGGATGTCCAACCATGCGCGGTCTTGCGTTCCACACGATTGTGTTCATGCTCGTGACGTGGGCTATGATGAACATAAAGAAGGAAGGGTACTCCATCGAGGAAGATGTGGTCATCGATGCAATCGGACCATCCCCAGAAGAGGTCATGACTCCCCCTCCTCCAAAGATGGTTGACATGCCCACCCCTCTCCCAGGTTTCGCGGAAGACCAATTTCAAATGTTCGATAGTGGCGTCGAACTCGCGCCACTCGATGTGATGGGTGGTGAAATCGATAAGCCCATCGTTATGAAAGTAAAGGTTCAAAAGGAAGTGAGCTGTGGGTGTGACGACGGGAGCCGAGTTGTCATCAAATCCAACTAAATAGTATACATAATACACGCGTCAATACACGACATAATAAACGAGTTCCGTTTATTATGTTGAGTCATTTTCAACATCGAATAACACGCATTTAGAAATCTTCATCAAATTCGATTTCACATGGATCTTCATCCATCTTACCGTAATCACCCACACGCTTTTCAAAGAAGTTCGTTTTTCCATCCAAACTGATATTTTCCATGAACTCGAAAGGGTTTGTTGAATTCCAAATCTTCTCTTGGCCAACTTGTTTCATGAGTCTATCTGAGACATACTCAATGTATTGAGTCATTTTTTCGGAATTCATACCGATGAGACTGCATGGAAGTGCATCCGTGATAAATTCCTTTTCGATCGTGACAGCTTCTTCAATAATCTGCTTAATCGTGTCCGCATTTGGTTTGAATTTGAGCATATTAAATAACTCAACCGCGAATTGCAAATGAAGACCTTCATCTCGACTAATCAATTCATTACTAAAGCACAATCCGGGAAGTAAACCGCGCTTCTTAAGCCAAAATATGGCACAGAAACTACCCGAGAAGAAAATGCCTTCGACGCACGCGAACGCGAGTAATCGTTCGGCGAACGGTCTCGATGTATCAAACCATTTCATAGCCCATCGAGCCTTTCGCTCGATACACGGAATACGTTGAATAGCTTCAAATAATTCTTTCTTTTCACTAGAACTCTTAATGTACTTATCAATTAATTTTGAATATGTTTCTCCGTGTACCATTTCGTTATGACTTTGGTACGCGTAAAACGACCGCGCTTCCGGGTATTGTACTTCATCTGCAAAATTATTATTGATGTTTTCAAATACAATACCATCGGAACCGGCAAAGAATGCAAGAATCATTTTAATAAAATGCTGTTCGTTTCCACTTAATGTGTTCCAATCATCCATATCACGCGACAAATCCACTTCTTCAGCTGTCCAATTAGACATTTGCGCCTGTTTGTATAGGGCCCATAAGTTTTCGTGTTGAATAGGAAACACGGTGAATCTGTTGAGGGTTGGTAACAACATTGGTTCGATGTCTTCGATGTGATCCTGAAAATCGAAAAACGAACCAATGTGCACATCGTCGACAAAAATTTGAGGGTAACCGCTTATACTCTTTTTGCATTTCTGTACGAGTTCATCTTTTTCCATATTTAGTTTTTTGTAATCCAATCCAAGGTCTTTACATAGTTGTTCCGCGCTATCGCAAAGTTTGCAGCCATCCTTCGAAAAAATCTCAACCCTCATGCGTGTGTTATTACTTAAAAATATTTTTGTTCCAAAACTTTAAGAATGATAAATTTTTCAGAGATCCAGCCTGGTGATCTCATACGAGTGTTGTTAAATATAGATGATATTGATGATGAGATGTACGCTGTAACAAAAGAGAATAGAGACGACTACCTCATCGTCAATTATTACCTTGAAACTTCATTGGTTTTCAAAGGTGCACGTGTATATGAACTTGATGATAACGAAGAACTTGTACAACAGGAAAACTTGTGCGAACATTACCCAGATGGCGAATCCATATTTAAACGTGTTGACGATATGTTGTATTGCATAGAAGACGAAGTTGAAAGTGACATCGAAAGTGTATTCATAGATGAATCCGATGAAGAGAGTGATCTCGAAGGTTTCATTGTTCCAGACGACGAAATCGACGGTGAGGTTGTACCCCCAGCCGGACACAGGGAAATCGACCAAGAATGGGCCGATTGGGAACCAAGAAGCCCTGGTTCAAGAAGATATAAAGAGCTCGTAGATTCAATCGAAGAGTTTGCAAAGATGCACGCGGATAATTTGAATTTTTGAGGCCTAAGTGCGGAATTCCAGTGTCTAAAAAACAAATCAAAAACGTATGGAAGGATTGGCTGCTATCTGGTCGGATGTCGACCGTTTATTGAATAAACCTAATGTAAGAAAGCCAATTAATACGCATATATGTATAGAATGTAACGGAGTAAAAGTATTCACGAAAGAAGGAATGCCAGTGTGTTCACAGTGTGGACTCACACAACAGCATTACGTGGATGATAGTCCGGAGTGGACTAGTGGACTCAGTGAAGATGGTCGAGTGAATGACCCATCTAGATGTGGAAACCCGAACCCAAATCCAGAATTATTTTCAGATGCATGGGGAAAGGGTACTATTATATCAACGCAACATACGTCTACTTATGAAAATAAGAGAATGGCAAAGATAAACTTTCATCAATCGATGAATCACACAGACAGGTCTCTGTTTCATGCATATAAGGATATAGACGAAGCATGTCATCTTTTACCCGATAGTGTTCTTAAGGATGCCAAAATGATGTATAGGAAATTTAACGTAGAAAAATTGACTCGTGGAGCAGTACGCTCGGGTATAAAAGCGAATTGTGTGTTATACGCGTGTAGGTTATCTAGTATTCCTAGAACTACAAAAGAGATTGCGGATATGTTTGGTATTCAGAGCAAGGATATAAGTCGAACAACACAGATGTTTAAGGATACACTACTGGGTAAAACAGAGAAGAACTATGTGACCAAACCGTTCAATGTGATGCAACGTCTGTTAAACTCGTTTGAGATTACACGAGACGAACGTCTTGAATGTAATAAAATGTGCGGCAGACTCGAAGAGTGTGCGGAACTTATGAGCAAGACACCGAATAGCGTGGCGTCTGTCATCATATACATAGTGTTAAATGGTCAAGTGTCAAAGAACGATATCAGTAGCAGGTGCACGGTGTCTATACCCACGATTAACAAGATAGAAACTATAATTAAACGATACTTAGAGGAATAATTGTAATATATTGTATCATGGTGAAAGTATTTTTAGCCACCCCTTGCTATGGAGGTTTATGTCTCGAGAAATACATGACGAGCATCATAAAGCTTCAACTCAGATTGATTAAAGAGGGTATTCAGCTCATGATAGATACCACTGAAAATGAAAGTCTTGTGCACAGAGCTCGTAATGTGGCTATAGGTCGTTTCATGCAAAAGACCGATGCCGACTATTTTATGTTCATCGATGCGGATATTGATTTCGATGCCGAATCCGTCGTTCGGTTAGTACGATCTGGACATGATGTATCGGTTGCAGTGTACCCAAAGAAGGTGGTCATGTGGGATCAAGCAAAGGCTGCGATAGAGAGCGGTGATGACAGAAATATGGCGATGTTGTCATCGAGTTTGGTGGCCAACATTGGCGCACATCGTCGGACGGTTGAAAATGGGTTCGTGGAAGTACTCGATGGGCCAACTGGATTCATGGTTATCTCGCGTGGTGCACTCGAAAAGATGCATGAACATTATAAGGAATTGAACTGTAAGAACGATCATCAAAATCGTGACTTTGATGAATATTGTGCGGTGTTTGATTGCATGATTGATCCGGAATCCCGTAGATATTTGTCCGAAGATTACGCATTCTGTAGAAGATGGCAACAGATTGGCGGTAAGATTTACGCAGACGTACATACGACACTTGGACATGTTGGTAATTTGCCTTTTAGTGGTTGTATGAATGAGAGGCTTAAGGCTTAGGCGTATATATTAAGCAATGAAGTTGGCTACTATTATTGTGACGCGCAGTAAATCATGTCATGTGAAAACACTTCACACGGTGCTTCGTTTGAATCTCACGTGTATTCAGGCTGGCGATGTACAGAATGAAGTCGTATACGTCGACGACGATCCATATAGCAAGTCTGACATCATCCAAAGGTATATGAAGACGTCCGATAGAATCCTGTTCATCGACTTTGGAATAAGTATGGATGAGGGTTCTATCAAAAAGGTGTTTGAACCAAATGAAGGTGTCGGATGTCTCGTGTTCCCGGGTGTATTGGAAGGTATCGATTGGGGGTTGTTCAAAGCGAGGGTCAAGGAAGGTTCACTTGAACCAGTGGAGCAAATTGGTCTTCATTTTGATACGGACGTTGGTAATCGCGTGTCAGATGATGTGTATCAGGTAAAGTCTACGTCGGCGAGGTGTTGGCTCATGGTGTGTAAGAACACACTCAAGTATGTGCGAGATAAGAGGACTCATGATTGTCGGGTTCCACCCAGAATGGAACAAATGTTTTCCAAGTTCAAGGAATTGGGTGTCAAAATTCATGCGTATACAGCAGCTAAGTTGGTGATGACATACAGTCATGAATGTATCAGTAACCTGTTGAATGCCGCCGGTATTAAAGCTAATTAAAGATTAAAATTAAAACATTAAACATATGTCACGAGTATCTGTAAATAGGGATGACCCACTTTACAAATACGCGATCCAATACATGGAGACTGCATGGGGTGTGAATAGACGTTTTCCGGGATGTCAACCTGTGTCCATCGAGTACAAACACTTTGATATTCTTCGTAAAAATGAATACGTTGTGTGTGAAAAAACAGATGGAACCCGTTTCATGATGTTATCGTTCATGTATGAAAATACAAAAGTGAGTGTATTTGTGAACAGAGCACTCGATATATATCTGTGTAACTTGAATTTTAGAAGACCTATATACAATGGAACTATATTGGAGGGTGAAATGTATGGCGACACATTCATGATATATGATTGTCTCATTGATTCTGGTACACCAGTTGGTCACGAAGATTTCATCGCGCGGTTGAAGCACTGTGAAAATGTGAGTAAGAAATTACTCTCGTTAAAAACAGATGAAATAAAATTGAGAGTCAAAACGTTTCACCTCCTAAAAGATTTTGATTCGTTTCTCAACGACTACTTACCCACGGTGACACAAGATATAGATGGACTCGTGTTTACACCCATCTTTTGTCCGGTTAAGATAGGAACACACGAAACCATGTTCAAATGGAAACCAAAGAATAAAAATACAATTGATTTTCAGATGAAGAACGTGAACAATGAATGGCGATTATATGTACAAGAGAAAGGTGAACTCTTTTTTGAATCTATAATTCCACCAAACATGATGGACGAATCACACTTTTATCAAAATGCGATAGTTGAATGTGAGTATGTGACAGATAGCGTACCTATGTGGTGGAGACCCATCAAATTTAGAACGGATAAGACGTATGCAAATAGTAGACGCACGTTTTATAGAACACTCGTGAATATCAAAGAAGATATACAAATCACGGACTTTTTAAAATGTATGTAATGATATAATACCCATCTACATTACTCGGCGTTGTTTCGTATATATGCTCGTCATCATGCTCAACCCACTTTTCTCCAAACTTTGTCCCGGATATATAATGTCCACCCCATTGAATACCCCTGTGTATGACATAAGATTGTAATTCGTATTTTAATTCATCATTGAATGTCAGTGTATCTTCCACAATAATTCGACTCTTCTTATCGAATGATACGAATAACACTTTAGGTAAAGTCTTAAATAATGTACGCGTGGTCGCGACATTGTGTGTATTACCGTCATCATCTACATAATCTTCTAATGTATGCCATTTAGTGCTTTCACGTATTAAATCGGATACTTTGCATTCACTTTTATTTACAGTCAATGTTTGTATACTAAATGGGATGTCTATCGTATTTTTACCAATCGGTGATATAGTTATTTGATGCTTTTCTCCATATATAAGTTTCTTTATTTCTGGGAATGTTTTTTCGAGTATATCTATTATACAGAATAACGCATCCTGTGCGTCGTGTGGTTCATGTATTTTGAAGCGTGGAAATACACATCTAAATTCGTCCATGAGTGGCGTTAGGTCGAAACACATGGGTTCGTGTATAGAAAAGTATTTTCGTGTTAATTCTTGATATAGTTTTGAAAACCCACACGCACCGTTATAGTCATTTTTGTATATATATTCTGATATGATATGTACATGCAATAGACATTGTATCGCGGCATTAAAATAACATGTGTTACCTAAGTTGGATAAACCATGCATACTAATTTAAAGTTCTAAAAAAGGCTTAAGAGAAAGGCGCGCTTATAGTTAGAATACAATGGACGTGACACATCTCTTTGAAAAGATTAAACCACTCTTTGAAAAACACAAGCTTGATAAACACATCGAGTTTGAGTTTAGATTGGGTAAATTTAATTGTGGTACATTTGATACCGATGTAAGCAAGGCTACATTTGATTTTGTATTGGATGGACTGAAGAGATACAACGGCTGGGAACGCATCGTGTCTGTGACTGAAGAAGTTTTCTATCGAGAACAGGATAATCTTCGTATCTCTATTGATACGAATACAAGTGACGAGACCATCGTGCGCAAGGAACGCATTCACAATGAGGACTTTGATAAATTGAAAGATTCCCCATTTGATGTGCGATTCAGTGTTTCAAGAGAAACTCCTGTAGAAGACTATGATGGTGAAATGGATAAAAAGAAGATAAAATATAGACTTTCTTTCATTCGAAAGAATTTATCCATAGATCTGACCATCATAAATGGTGATATCGAAGACATGGATACTGAAGATCCAAATCGGTACCAGATTGAATTCGAAATTATAGACCCAACACTTGTTAAGGACGACATTGAATTATTCAATATCGTTCATAAAATCAAGGACGTATTTAATATGTTGGATAGTATTAAGCAATGATTTGGATACTTGTAATATTGATCATAACGTTTTTCTTATTTGGCGCCAAATATACAGAAGATAATGTAGGTATCATGGGATATAAAACGAAGAATTTCCATATGTCTCATGGTATGTCGAAGAATATGTTCGAAAGCATGAAACAGGGTGGATTGAGCAATGAATCACTCAAAGAGTTTATCATGATGGAAGACCGCCTCTTAGATGTGGAACGCAAGTCGGTGTGTTCACAAACTGCACACCAGTTTGAAGCCGTGGGTATTTCTGAACAGATAAAAAAGAGATTTCTCGGATATGATTTTTCATATCACTCAAAGCATATAAAACAGGCATCTGAACCTGAAAAACTTATAAATAGAAGCATCACTTGTTCTTAGAATATTCTAATTCTAATTTTTTTCTTTCATTTTTAAACTTAATTATGAATTTTTTTATTTTTTCTTCACTTGGACTCTGTGCAATTACATATCTAACAACTTCGTCACCATATTTGCCATACTTCTTTATTACTGCAGCTTCCTTGTAATTTTTAATTCTGGCATTTTTCCACGATTTTACTGTTTCTTTCTTAATAGAATCCGCATTCATCTTTTTCAATATACCATTCTTGTTAGTGAGTCTCTTGTTGTTGGATGCAGTATTAAGTTTATTTGATAAATCATTAACATCACGGTTTATGTTCATTACATTACCAAATTTTCTCATCCATTTAGAACCATAGAGTTTAATTATGTCATTTTTAATACTATTTTTATTCAAACGACGTCGCTTTTCCACTTTTAAAACATTTAATTCTTCTCTTATAGCTTTATTTAAATTTCTCGTCATTTTGTTTTGATTTTTTTGTTTTTGTTTCAAATTTCTCGTTATATTATTCTGTTTAAGTTTTAACTTTTCACATAATACCTTGATTGTATCTGTATCATTTACAGAGATTCCCTTGTTCATCGCGAGTGCGATGAGTTCTTCCTTTTTATAGGATACACATGGTTTATTACCCACCTTGAATGATGTGTTTCCCAAATCAATGTTTTTGATCATGCTACACAATTTATCTTTTTTGTTCGTATCCTTTGCGCCCACGACACCCATTTTCCTCGCCACGTCGAGAAGGGTTGCCTTTGTGAGAACGGTGCACTTCTTTTTTCCTATGCGCATAGTTCCATCTGCGTCGTATGTTACTTCTACTTTATTTCTAGGTGATGCGCGTGTCGTTCTCTTTTTGGGTATCTTATAACAACATTCGTCACCCTGTGGGTTTTTCTTGACTTGAAATCCGGATTTACATGGCGGTCTTCTTTGTTTTGGGCACGATGATACTGTAGGTTTCACCGCAACGCTTCGTTTACTCATCGCGTTTGGTACGTTCGTGGTTAATTTTATTTCGCCCTTGGAAAGTAGCATTGAAAAGAAATCAGTCGCGGCGTTATATGCCGCATTGAGGTGTGTAGGATTCTTTGCACCGGATATCTGAATTGCACCACTTTTTGCTATTATGTATTTATAGTCTTTGTATTTCACGTACATCATTGGTGATAATTCGGGTTCGTAGTTTGACTGGAAGCCGTATCGAATACTTCTATCGTGTAATTGCGCGAGGTTTGAAAATACGCCATTTATTCTAAATTGAGCACTTAAATTGTTATATACGAATGGGTTATACAAAAACATCTCACCACGCGTGTATTTTTTTACCATGAAACGACGAATGAGTTCGGGTTGTCTTTCCATGTCTTTACCCTTTCCAATGAAGCCACTCGAAAACCGAATTTTACCGTTCTTGTAAAAGTTTGCGGTACCCCCGGTCGTCTCCGTACCGTTTGTGATTTTGAACTTAATCTGTGCAGTAAAGAATTTTTCATTTATGTTCCCCTTCTTTCCATATTCTTTAGTGTGCGAAAACCCAGTTTTAAAACGTCCATAGATACCCAATATTTCAGTCGTATCTATGAATAATCCTTCTCCGATTGATGTTCGAGCGAGAGGTTTCGATTGTAAAATGTGTTTCAAATCAATGCGAGGTTCTGCACCAAAACCATCGTTTATGGTGGCATTGAACATACCTGGGTTAAGACCACTGATTGACAATTTGCGCACGGGTACATTTATGTTCTCATTGCTATTACTATTGTATACGAATTGAGCGAATTCACCCATATTTTGATTATTTATCATGGAGTTTTGTAATCGCCGGGGGAATGTAGGTGGGGATGAGCGCTGAATCTGGACACCAGATGATTGAATAAAATTCTGTAGAGACTTTGGGCGCTCCATTCTGTAATATATTGATATTTTAATTACAAATCGTCTTCTGTGGTAAGAAGCGAGTCATTAACTATGTCTAAACCAAATACAAACGCTTGCATACTGAATGCAGCACCGTTGTACATGGCCGTGTGCTGACGCACCTCGATGTCGCGCTGACTGAACGGACCCGCGTAGAAGTCTTGATTGAACCGTGGTTTACCAAGGTTGTTTGCTGTACAGTGTTCATTGAACTTCTCGACAAATATCTTTTGTGGGCAGCATAAGTCTTTGCCGTATTTGAGGTAAGGTGATTGCAAGAAGTTTTCGAGTGTACTCGATACCGTTGCAACTTGCTTTTGTACGTCTTTGAAATACTGAGGTACAATATTCCATATATCCTTATTCGAATACTTTTGTGAATATTCGAGGTACGCGCGAATACACTTCTGTAAAATGACTGGAATCTCTGCTTCTAGCTTCTTTTCGAGTGTTGGGTCTGCATCCTTCACTTGTTTACCAAAATTCCAAGTCAAAATACGACGAAGAACACTCCCGGAATTATCCTTCCAACTCGGGACTTCATTCCCGCCGAGAATACCCGGCACCTTCCATGTCATCGTTTTAGCCTTCTCGTGCTTCACGGCACACGACACCTGTTCACCAGATACAATAGACTGGAATTCAGCTTGTTCTAGTGAAATATCACCCTTAATCTCCGGTGATATAAATACAAATGCATCATAGATAGACGAAAGACCAAATTTCTTCTCTACATTATTTGAAAGTGTTCGAACGTCATCCACATCGTAAAACAACGCAAATACCTTGGTAATCAAGGTGGATTTACCTGAGCGTGCGATACCTTTTAAAAATGGTATGATTTGCCATCCATCCATGTCACCAACTTCGAAACATAACCGACCACCCATGATATACATCCATTTTGAGACTTCGGCGTTAAACTTTTGATAGTCCAAAATCGATTGAAAAAACGGTGTTGGAATGTTTTCCCATGGTTCGGTGTCAGTAAAATCTTCAAAATCAGTGTCAAAGTATTTACAACTCACGACCGCCTGATCCAGATTTTTGAACTCCTTTGAATCGTATGGGTGGAACTTGGTTTCATACAACCCAGTGCTCGCAGACCAGCTTTTACCAACGAAAATACCATTCTTAAATGACCACACGTGTCGATTGCGCTTAATCTCCGGAAACTGCATATCATTACAGTTCGTCAAGTGTCTGATGACATCGGCATACCCAGACCCTCGGCATGATAAATTTTTCCATAATTCGAATTCGGTTTCCTTTTGTGCAGCGCTGTACACATATTCTTGAATACGTTGTTCTTGTTTCCATGCACGTGTATCGTGTCCATCACTGGTTCTAATTTGTTTACAGCAATGCCCCTTGTATCTTTTAATGTTATTTTCATATAACTTTTTCAACATAGTCAAGATAGCTTGTTGATATGGCGACAATTCTTCTGTATTTGAAATAGTTGAACATCTAAAAATTGATGGGTCTGTTTCTGGATTTATAGGTATATATGTCGGATTATTGATTCTTTCATAAATACGTGTGTGTCTAAACACAATCTGCCACGCGTCGTCAACCTGGTCAATTAATCTATTAATTCTTACTGAAATTTTCATATCATCGCCATCATCGAGGTCGAGAATCTTCAGAGCATCTGCACGATGATACATTTGTCCAAGTTGAAGATTCATTCGTTGATGTTTTGCGGAGATACGTTCTATGTCTACATTGTTACTCGGTAATCCTGAATCGGGATTCAATTCCGATACAGAAAAAAAATTTTTAAAACCCAGTTGAAAGGAAACGCCTTCGTCGTCCCTCTTTTGAATATCCCACATGTCTTCCAATTGGGTCAAAAAGTTTATGAGTTGTTCGGGATTAAGACTTTGAATCAGATTAGACCACATGACCTGATTCGTCTCCTCTGGATTCGCATCTTGGTTTATGAAGTGTGTATCCATCATCTTTAGTCCCCTTTCATTACCTATGACTTATTTTTCTAAGCTTTTTTTTGGAGCTGAGCCAAAATTTTGATCATGATCCTGTTTTGCATTTCTAACTGATTCGAGATACTTACCAGGGCAGAGCAGACCGTGTCACCATTTTCGGTCGTGAGAACAGAACCTAGGAGAGACCCCATATCCATAAATTCACCTTCCCCTTCTTCGATGAAAATTTCTTCGTCGTCACCTTCTTCAAATTCTTCGTCTTCGAATTCTTCATCTTCAAAATCTTCGTCTTCTTCCTCCTCTGGATCTTGCATGGGTTGTTCTTGTTCGACTGACATTTAAAGTATACCAGGAAAAATCAAACTGGGTTTTTTCGCGAAATTATTTTCTCCGTATATAGTACAAAAACTCTCACAATGGCCGGTGGTCTCATGCAACTCGTCGCGTACGGTGCCCAAGACGTCTACTTGACGGGCAACCCAAAAGTCACTTTCTTCCAAGCGGTGTACAAGCGTCACACCAACTTCGCTATGGAAAACATCGAACAAACCGTGAACGGTACCCCAGGTAACAACGGCCGTGTGTCGGTTACCATCGCGCGTAACGGTGATCTCGTCGCCGACATGTACATCGAGTCCGTCGCTGGTGTCACTGCCGGTACCGATGATGCCTGGCTCGCGGAGCGCATGGTCAAGGACGTTGAATTGTCCATCGGTGGCCAGCGCATCGACAAGCACTACCAAAAGTGGTGGCGCTTGTACTCTGAGCTCTACTTGGATGAGGCCAAGAAGAGCAACTACGGTAAGATGACCACCGCGGTCGAAGCCGGTAAGAAGATCTACTTGCCATTGATCTTCTTCTTCAACCGCAACCCAGGTTTGGCGTTGCCATTGATTGCCTTGCAATACCACGAAGTCCGCCTCGACTTCGACTTGTCGTCTACCTTCGAGTCCGTCACTGACAAGACTTTCAAGGTGTGGGCTAACTACATCTACTTGGACACCGAAGAGCGTCGTCGCTTCGCCCAAAAGGGCCACGAGTACCTCATCGAACAAGTGCAACACACTGGCACCGACACCGTCACCCTCGGTTCGGAAGTCCAAAAGCGCTTGTCGTACAACCACCCAGTTAAGGAGTTGGTCTTCTGCCTCGATAATGGCGCCGATGGCTGGGCTACCTCTGCGGGCTCCCCAGTCGTCACCGCGAACGTTCTCCGTTCGGCGACTGAATCCAACTGCTTCATCTCTGGCTCCTTCGCGGGTGCCCCCATGGTTGCGGTTGAAGGTGCGAACTTCTCCGAAGATGGCCAAGGTACCTTGGACACCTTCAAGCTCGTCCTCAACGGCCAAGACCGATTCAAGGAACAAGCCGGTAAGTACTTCAACCAAGTGCAACCATTCGTTCACCACTCCGGTTCCCCAATGCCAGGTGTGTACGCGTACTCTTTCGCCCTCAAGCCAGAAGAGCACCAACCAACTGGTACCTGCAACTTCTCGCGCATCGATAACGCGCAAGTTGCCATCAAGGCTCGCGCCGATGCCTCGGGTAAGACTACCCTCCGCATGTTCGCGACCAACTACAACGTGTTGCGCATCCAATCCGGTATGGGCGGCCTTGCGTTCTCCAACTAAATTCGTTTTAGTATAAATATTAGAATTGTAATGTAAAAATAGTAAATATTAAGATACGTCACGTATGTTAATATTTTAATCGGTGTGTATAATAAACGTAAAAATGGCGGAAACCGCCCAGGAAGACAAAACTTTTAAACCCAAGCGATCTACGAATTGGGGTGTGATCATACTCATGGTCATATTGGTATTATTATCTGGTGTAATCGCGTGGTTTGTGTTTTTTGATAAGAAAGTGAATGCGCCACGAAGCAGCCTCATGACTAACATTGGAGGGGGGTCTTTGAATTCCATGTCCATGTCTAATAATAGCGCGTATGGATTTAACGGTAAAATCCAATAAAACTTAAAGTTAAAAACTCATACATTAATAAGTATGATTGAAGTGTACACAGACGGAAGTTGTTTGAATAACCCAGGTCCAGGTGGATGGGCCGCGAAGTGTTATAATCCCTTATTCGTGCTAGAAGGTGGCTCTCATACGAGCACGAACAATATTATGGAAATGACGGCTGTCATTAAAACGCTCGAGAAATGCCTCGAGTTGAACGAGCTCGACGTTGTCATATACACCGATAGTAAATACGTTAAAATGGGACTCACAGAATGGTGTAAAAAATGGGTAGCAAATGGGTGGTGTACGGCTACGGGTGGGTGCGTTAAAAACAAAGAACTTTGGGTCGCTATGATTAAACTCATGGATTCAATGCATGACGTGCGGGTAGAGTGGGTAAAGGCGCATGCGTCAAATGATAAGAATAACGAAGTTGATCGTTTGGCCAGACGTCAGGCGCATATATTTTCTACATGAAATATAATGGACATACATTGGTGTCCTAGAGAAGAACAACTTCTTGTTCGTTGGGCAGAAAAAGCCGCTGGATATAGATGGCTACATAATCACGCGAGGATGTATTATAAATGGTTAAATGATATGCTTTCTTATCCATGTATAATAATATCAAGCATCACCGGTGTTGGTGGATTCGCCGTATTGAATCCGAGTGAAGAAAACATGGATTCGTCAATGAAAAGGAATATTCTTATATTTCAATATACATTTGCATTTTTAAATGTAGTTGTTGGTATTTTGACGTCTATATCAAAGTTTAATAACAGTGCTGGTATGATGGAAGCACATTCCGCTATGTGTGTACATTATTCAAAATTGTACAGAAATATTGACATGGAATTATCTCTTGATGTCGGACATCGTGAAAATGCCATTGATTTCGTGACTAAACAGAGACAAGAGTACGATAGACTCCTCGATGAAGCACCCGATATACCGAGTCTTTCGATACATGCATTTAATAGGGCATTTCCAGACAAAGTAAATAAACCTGATGTCTGCAATGGTCTCAATGTTATACAACCAGGTGGTGAGAGCGAAACAAAGATATCTGAAATTATATCAAAATGGATTTTAAAGAGGCGTAGAAGTAAGTCCAGCCTAGACTTAGACAGGGCTGAAAGTGCATGAACTTAAAGATTAGGTCCGTAGTATGCATATGAAGAAGTTCCTATAGCTCAGTTGGTTAGAGCGTGGTGCTTATACATAATGTATATTTTGTGAATTCAAACACACAGAGGCACGCCAAGGTCATGGGTTCGACCCCCATTTGGAACATTATTTTTTACATGTGTGGTTCCATATGTAAAAAATAATATCCGTGTACATAAATGAAATTTCTACAAGACACGACTGTACTTGTACCAATCGTGATTGCGTCTATTTATAGCGCCATAAAGCTTTCGACCACGAACTTCTATCCAAGCATCGATAGAATATTAAACCAGAATATGATCTATGGTATCATAGTCATGTTGCACGCCATGTTCGGTATTAAACCAATCTCCGAAATGCCATCTCGAACTCAATCCGTGACATCGAGTGTGTGGTTTAAATTAACCACGCTTATTATCATTTCATTTTCAGCGACACGTGATTTTGAAGATGCTATACTTGTACTCGTTGCGTTCCTTGGTATTGTACAACTCTTACGAACCAAGGATGAGCGTCAACGATACCCATATATAATTGCTTAAAAGTTATGAGATATGTATACACATGAGATGTGTCTCTTTTTCACACGATAATATCTATGAATATAGACGTTTCAAGATTAAAACGACTATTCTTGAAACGATTTATAAGAAATCGTTTACATGTGCTCCGGTGAATGAAGTCAAAGATAATCCGAGACTCAGGTTTAGATTTAAGGAGGCTATAAATGAAGCACACGAAATATGTTCGAAGGATGCACACTGTAATGACTGTTATGCGGCATGGGAAGAGGTTGATGAACTTGAAGACTCTATGATGCGCAGAGGCATAGAAGTATTCTCAGAGAATAGTATGAGATACGGGTCACTCATCCGCCGAAATTTCAAAAATCGATGGAATGTCAGAAATGTAGAAGATCACCACGTGATTCCACACGAATTCAGAAATCATCCGTTAATCAGACACCTTAAATACGACACCAATTCAAGTGAAAATATAATTATGATGCCTCGTGTACTTACACCTAATCTACGTCAAAATAGACTCACACATAACGGTGGACATCGTAAATACAATAAGTATGTTGGGCATGTATTGGATTCTATAGATAGACTCGAAGAACCACAACCAGAATTTAAAAATTTTGTTGACTTTTTAAAAATTGGGTGTCGTTTTAGACCACAAGACATACCATGGCCCTAATAACCATATTCAAGTAAATCGGTTGTTGCATCCGGATACACCTTTGAGAAGAAATCTCTCCTTTTCCAGTCACTATGCCCTATGGTACTTGAATGGGATCTATCTATCTTCATACAGTGTCTTAGATCTTTGTAATATACGCGGGCACCTTTTGCTATTAAATCTTCGTGTTTCATGTCCACATGGTTATCCATTGGATAAAAATCACCGTAATACGTTCTCATGTTATCTACGTGTATGAGATAACATTTAGTACTTGATATCCATTTCACGCGTTCTAAACCCGTCTCAGATACAGTCGATTCCGGTAACCTAGAAATACAATGAAAGAAACATAATTCAAAATCATCACCCAATTCATCGATAACGCGCTGCACTTCATCGAATAGATTTTTATGTTTTATGATGACGTTATCTTCGAACACGAGTGCATATTTTAGTCTTTGTTTGAAACATCGTTCGTATATATTCATGTGCCCAAAGAAACATCCTATCGCACCCAAATTAAAGTATGTTATATTTGGTCGTATAGCGTTTTTATCGTAATGTGTCTTGATAGCAAATCTATAATACTTTGGATCTATGTCATTCGAATATTTTTTAGCAATAGATAAATCTTTTGTATTATCTCCATAGACGATTTCTAGTGGAATACTATCATCATATGAATCTAAAAATTTGCGAGATCGTTCATTCGAACTTTTCATGGTGAGTAGAAAACATTTATAATCGACTCGTGGTGTGTATAATATGGTTTTAAGTGTGATTATGATAAATGTTAAAAGTATTACAATTGGTAATGCTATCATATCTATTTTATATGTATAAATTTATATTGGGAGAGATGCGATAAAATTCATAGAAGTTTTTGTTTGGTATAAAAAGTCGTACTGACACACGGCCGCCTGTGCAATAGGACACGGAATCCCCGCATGCGCGCAATGCATAACAAACGTGCGTGCGTATTTAATCGTGTCATGCATGATATCAAATGGTTCGGTGTTAAACGCGTTGCATTCGAGGGAACTCCCTTGTATACACGCCTTAATTCCTGGAGACAATTGTGTACCTTCATAGTATATCATAGCATACATAAACCTGAGTGTGTTCAACGCGACATCTCGGTCGAAAAACCGGTTAAAAGGTTGCTTAGTTTCTATCATCTTCATGTAACGACTCGTCATGCGTGCGTTTAAACTCGTTTGTAATACCGGTGTGGGTATACATGCGTCGAGTGCATATTTACTACACCAAATAGAGTTTGTATTGATGTGTGCGACGTCTTCGTATTGGTGTGAACTGAATAATCTGTCTATAGTCGTTTTCAATATAGGACCATTAATATCAGAATTTTTAGCATCTTCAAGTATATATGTAATCGTCTTTTCTTGATTACAGTATGATAACGTATCTGCATACGCTTGAAATAACGCACATTCCATATTTTCGTGTATCATTTTTGCAAAATGACCACTCCCCGGATCTTCTCCAATGTGTACGATATCACGTGCAAATGTTCTAAAAAATAACTCGTGTGCGTCAACAATATCCTTCTTTCCACCCACCATGAGCGTATCATTGGACATACCCGCACTCATGTAGTGTATGCCGTTCTTTTCACACATACTTGAATACGATTTACTCACTTCATAGTGTTCGTTACTTAAATTTAGAATTGTATCTTCTTTATCACACCACTCAATGAGTTGATGCATCGTTCTTTTGGATTCCTCATGATTGTGCATGAATGTCGCAATAGTTCGGGGACCATTCATATTGAGTGTCATGTCGGCGACCGATGGCTGTGTTTTTACGTGTTTGAAACATATTAAATTTTCCATATTTTTATCGTGCACATGAATTTCTCTAAATTTTTGTGCATCCCGGATCACACGAAGACCCGGGTAATGAAGACCAACGACACCGTACGACATATCTGTCTATATTCGGTGTGTATTTTTTATATTACTTCCACCCATACATCGACATGTTTGTGTGTTCACACCAAGGATATACTTCTTCGTATCCCACGAAATTTCGAGCTCTTATGCCAGATCGCGCACATTCGATGCATGTATCGATGTTATCGTCTATGATAAGGTTGAGTGCAAGACTCTTACATACATCAACCTTTTTGATTTCGTGATCGGTATAACTGTTGGTGATGATTAAATCATCAAACATACCTGGAAAATGCTGATCCAACCAAATTTCTGTTTTTTCTCGAGCCGAATCTTGTCTACCCGTGACAGCATACAATTTCTTCGATTGACCCCGCAAACGTACGATACCAATTTGGGAATCGCGGATTGGTTTTAATTGTAAAAACTCGGGTGACTTGTAAAATTCTTCAACCATATGCCTTGATTCGTCCTCGGTAATATTAAACATCTCGCGATATACATAATTGTACCGCGTATTAGATGGTGGCATCTTAAGACCGCGCCATTTAGCCATGGGCTTTACAAACGGTACGAGTACTTCATCGATATCTATGGCGACTTTCTGCATCATGTATTACATTATCATTCGTAGTCTCTAAATACAATTCCAACCGGGAATCTTGGAACACCCAAATCAGTTAGATTTTGATATTTTACGGTTAACATTTTGTTGATATATTTTGAACTATTTTCAAACATTTCTTTACGTTTCTCGTGTGTACCCTCTGGTCTAACACTAAATACGTGACCACTCGGTGTGATGCATTCCCATATTGGTGTACCAACGTCTTTACCCACACACTCCTTTACACCGACAACTTTGTACTCATCCGTTTTAAAATCTTTCATTTTTAATAGATAATTACTCCGCTTTCCTATTTCATACGTGCTCGATGCTTCCCGTATCATAGTCCCCTCGTATCCATCGCGTATGAATTGGTCATGAATTTTTTGTAGGTCTTGTTTTGAATTCACACGAAGTGTTGTCACCGTCGTTCGTCCAATTCGTTGTTCAAACGTTAACTCGGGTCGATGAACATCAAAATAATCAAATACATGAAACTGCAGAGCCTTTGGATTGGTCTTGAACAGACTCGTTATTTCTTCAAATGTTTTTGTTGGATCGTAACACTCGCCATCTAGATATTCACCATCTTTGAGACCAGACCCAAGATGTTCAGTACCAGGTACAATTTTACCAGTTCTAGATACACCACCTTTATTTGATATAAGTAGCCGAACACCATCTATTTTTGGTTGAACATAGAATGGCTCGGATATATACTTGTGTCTATCTTCCCATTTGTTTGCTAACATTGGCAATATTGGAATTTCTTTTTGATTCTCCCACATCGTACGTGCACGTTTTAGAGCGCTATCGTATCCGAGCTTTACATGTATAATGGATACCGATTCCTTTCCACCAACCATACCAGTCTTTTTGATAATATTGGCGGTGTCATCAGCAAGCTTCTCAACACTAATATTGAAGTAGCGTTTCTTGCCGTTTTTATCGGTTTTAAAAATTGTTTCCATTATATTAAGGGCAGATATGATTCCGGTCGTAAATTACGAGCGTTTGGAGCGACTTAAGCCTCCACCAGTTACAAATGTTCCACTCAATGCGAACACAGCATGCATAGTCATCATAATTTTAGCAATTATTGGATTGTATAAACGACACCTAGACGTTAATCGACCGAATGAACGACGTTATACTTAATACATTCATCTACATTGAGGTAGATGTCTTTCTTCATGAGCTTTTTGAATTCCTTTTCGGGGATTTCCGTCTTTTCACCGTATACCTTTGTAATCATGTCCATGAATTTCGAGCACGAGTCCATCTCATTCTTGAGGTCTTCAAATTTACCCCAAAACCCATTTGTAGACAATTGATGAATGAGAATGTGTGCATTTTTACCCATACGACGTTCATGGCCACCGAGTAACATGAAGGTGGCTGCACTACAACACGCACCCTGTGCAATAGTGATAACCTTCACCCTGGATTTTTCAATAATATTCATTGCACTCAGTCCAGCGAACATTTCGCCACCGTCACTACATATATTGATTCGAATTTCCGGTTTGTATCCGGGAATATCGATAGATTGTTTCAGTAACTTTACCTCTAGCTTCTTGAATTCTTCGGTGAATTCAAGAATATCTTCCAGTGTGACGTCACCAAAATAGTACATATCATTTCCTATGATGCGTGTCGTCTTGAATTCATCATCATTCGTTAATGGTAATATAGCTCCTGGCATTTTTTAAATAGAGTATATCACTTTTAAATTACTTTTTTTTGGTCACATTCTTAAATGCACTCGTTGGACTCGCTTTGATGACTTTCTTTGATTTTGGTGCGAGTGGTTTAAATGCACTTCTCGATTTCTGTATCTTTATTGTTTTTGGTGCCTTAATTGACATGGATTCAAAAATAGAATTCGCTAAACGCATGACCGAATTTACTACACCCAATTGATTCGAACTATTTTTCCGGCTTGAAACAGTTCGTTCGCTCATTTACCATAGTCTTTTATTTTTTTCTTAATCTGTGATACTTCACGTGATTTAAGTTTATTGCACAACGCAAGGTGATTTATTACGTCAAAATCCTGTGAAGTCAGACCACATGATGTGTATTTTTCTATATCACCACTTCTCGCATACTCGCGTAACAGTGCAAGTTCCTGATGTTGCCCACTTCCAATACGTATATTTATATTACGGTATTTTTGGTATCTCATCTTATAATTACCATACTTAGTCCAGAAACTACCTGGTCGTATTTTCTCTTCTTTTAAGCAACCATTTAAATAATATTTTGGTATTGATACCGCCGAATGTATAAAGTATGGCATTGATTCCCAATTACCTCTGTATATGTTCGTATCGTATAAATCTGCATCTGATAATGACATTGCAACGCATGCCATGTTTACATCTTTTGAATCTACGTAATTTTCGTGTATCATACCCCATACGTGTCCATGCTCGGACATACCATCAGCTGCATCTATTGTATCATTTGTGCATAGGACAGATATCGCGAAATCTTTTGGTGAGATGAATACATCTTTATCGTGTGAAAAATTTAGGTAATCAAAAAAGTTATGTAAATTTCCTTTACATCGTTCCGCCGCAATCTGTGCGCGCCGGTTACCTGGTGCGAGTGTAGATATCAAATCCTGATTTCGTTTTGGTATCAAAATAGTTTCAAAATTAGGTAACAAGAACATATTGGGTGTGCACACAATGAATGATCCTTTACTTAATCGCCCACCTTCCGATACGTATTCCAATAGCTGGCGCTGAGCTATGACATCGTGTCTATAATCTTCAATAAATACATTCATATTAGAATTTTTAAGTTCGTCTCTCACTTTAAACTCCGTCTCGATTTCTATACTATTTGATTCGTCTAATACAGAATTTAATACGTACGATTTACCTACACCAGAACTACCACAAATTAATACATTTTTTCCATCTTTTATATGTGTTTTTAGTATATCAATTTCACGCCGATGAAGCGTGTTTGTGATTTTCTTTTTTTGTGGGGTTATTTTAACGAACGCGTCCATGGTTAAGAATGATGACCTCACTAATCAAGCTATAGATATTATTTTTGAAAATGATGTGCTTCAGACCAGAATTATAGAGCCCATAAAAAGGAGGCTCCTCCCTTATTTAGTATGCATTGCAGTCTTTAATATCAGTCTGTTTTTAATGGTTGCGTATTTGACGTCTCGTCTACCACTTCTTCTGTGACGACTTCGGTTAATTCAACTTCACTAGGAATTGGTTGTATCTTCCGACGAGTCACTTTTCCGCGCATTTCACCGAGTTCGCGCATGAGCTCGTTTTTTGTATCACCAGCCAAAGCTACATTTTTCATACGACTTATAATTCCACTCTCTTGTATGGCTTTGAATGGAAATATTGGTTGAATGTGCATGATTTCGGGTTTATAAAACACTGAGTCATCTGGGAATTCTTTTTCAAAGTCACTCAATATATTTTTGGGTATAGATGGACTCTGTTCTATGAGTCTGTCGTACTCCGCGCGACATTCCTCTACCATATCTGAACCATTCTTACATCGTTCAGATAAAGGTAAAGTCAATTCAAGGCGAATTGTACGAGACAATTTACCATACAACTGAGATGCGACTCTGTGCGACTCTGTGAGTTCGTTTATTTTTAAGAATTGCATGATAGTCGCTATGAGACCTGCGATGAGGTTCATACCACCTATGATGGATGGAACGACTGGTCGTATAGAGAGTGGGAATTGTTCTTGTGCAAAGTTCGCGGTACCCGTGATTGTCGATAATACAATCACAGGAAGAGTAAAACGCATGCTCAATTTCTTGTACATCATGTAGGCTTGGTAATTCATAAACCTATAGCACGCCGCAGCTTCACCCCATGTCTTGAGTATCATCTCTTGTTGTGG